CGTCCCAATCGGACACGATGTCAGCCAGCTTGGACTTCTTGGCTGGTACGGCAGCAGCCTTGGCAGGCTCCTTGCGCACTTCCGGTTCGTCGTCAGCATCGGCAACGGGCGCAGCTTTGGCCTTGGCAGCTTTCGGTGCGGGTGCTACGGCAGCGGCTTCTTCCTCGTCCATCAACTCGCCCATGGGTCGAGTCACAGGCTTGGGTGCAGCGCCAGCGATGTTCATGGCAGGGGCCTTCACGCCGTCAGCTTGCGCCACGGTCAGGGTCACAGCCTTCTTGGCATCGTCAGAGTCGCCTTGCGCCACGGCGATCGGGTACTCGTCGTCTGTCAGCCAGCGCGTAGGCGCGAAGAACAGCTTGGGAGACTCGGCCTTGGTGTCGAACTTCATGCGCGTGACGATCTGCTCGGGGTTAACCGGAGGTGTCTGCGCTGCCAAGAAGCGGGCGTAGGCTTGCAGGGGACGCTTGTCGCCTTCTTCCTTGCCGAAGATGCTGGTAGCTGGGAGTGTCAGTTGCAGCACATCACCTTCAGGGTTGTTGGCCAGCACAACAGCAAGGCGCTGTTGGAAGCGGCAGGCACGGCTGTTGCCGTTACCGGAACCGGCTTCGTTCTGTGGGCAACCCATGCAGGTCTTGCTCTGGGGAGCAGTGATGCTGGCGTCAGGTTTCTCACCGTCATTGCTCCAGCAGTCAGGACGCACAATCGCCTCGGCGTTGTAAGCGCCAGCGTAGAAGATGCGGCTGACCTTGGGGGCAGCGCGGACGATGATGACGTCAAGGTGACGGTCTTCGATGCTGGCGATCTCCTTGCCGCCTGCCACCAGACGGAACACGCCGCCTTTGATGGAGATGCGCTTGGTGGATACACCAGCACCGCCGCCCGTCAGGGCCTTGGCTGTGTCAGACAACTCGTTGTTACGAGCGAATGCGGGGACGTTGGACGAATTGAAAAGCGTAATGTTGCTCATGATTGCGTTACTTTCGGATTGGTGTTACACGAATGTCGAACCCAGTGACTGAGTTCAAACCCGGCGGTAGAACGCCGGGGTTTTCTTCCAAGAACTGTGCCATGTTGGATTGGGCGATGCGCTTTTCCAGCAGGTCAACGACTTGGTGTTCCAGCACGAATGCTTTGAACGAGTCCCAGTCCTGCGTGTTGTAGCGCGTCGACTTCATCAACGACACTGTTCCAGAGGAAGTCTTGACCGATGTCAGGCCGAGGGCCTTCATCTGGTCTTTGATTGCGAGGCGAATTTCTTCGCGCTGCTCTTCAAGCTCAGCCAGCTCTTTGTCGAGCTGGGCTTGCTTGGCCTTGATCTTGGCGTGGATGGCAACCAGCTTGTCGAGGGGGATAACCTCGGTCTCTGGCGCCGCTTCGATGTCTTCAGTCATTGCTTTCTCCTGTGTGTTTTTTGTCAAGCGTTGGACAGTTTACATGGGTTTTTTCTTTGCGCAACCCCCTTTCAAGAATTTATTTCAAGCGTGAACATCTCAGTCAGAAGTGAGCTATCACTCACTTTCGCTCCGAGGGCTTTGAACATCTTGGCCTCCACCGGGGAGCTCTGGATGTGGAAGACTGTCACCTTGTCGGAGTTCTGGCCCTTGCGGTCGGCACGGGCAATACACTGGATGTACTGCTCAACGCTCATCAAGGGGCCGTAGAACACCACGGTGTCAGCTGCAGTCAACGTAATCCCGTGCGCTGTGGCCGCAGGCTGCATGACCAGCACCCTTGGGTCGGGGTCGGTCTGGAAGCGGTGGATGATGTCGCCTCGTTTGCTTGCCGACACGCCGCCGTGGATGCACTCGTTGGTGATGCCCTTGGAGGTCAGGTACCGCTGGATGGTCTCGATGCTGGCGCGGAACAACGCGAAGATGATGACCTTGCGTGAGGTCTCTTCCAGAATTTCCTCCAGCACATTGAGCCGTGGGCCAGCGTCAAACTCCACCACCTCTTTGGTATCCGTGAGCGCCGCACCGCAACTGACTTGCAGCAGCTTGCTCAGCATAGCAGCGGCGTTGACCGCAGTGATGACTTCTCCAGCCGCTTGGACCAGCATCTGGTCTTTGAGCATGTTGTAGTACTTCACCTGCTGCGGAGTCAGCGGCACCTCACGGGTCAGCGTCATCACTGGCGGCAAGTCAAGGCACTGGTCTTTGGAGTAGCGGATCGCTGGCTGCAGCGCATTGAACACACGGTCACGCGCATCGTGCTTGGGCGCCCACTTGTACAGCGTGATCTTGTTCATCACCGAGTCACGCCAGCCTGTAAAGAACATCGGCACGTTGTCGGGGTTGACCAGCTTGGCCAGCCCGTACGCATCAGCAGGGGACTGCGATGCGGGAGTACCCGTCATCATCCACAGGTGCGTCTTCGGTGTGAGGATGGACTTGAGCGTCTTCCATCGCTTGGTGGTCACGGTCTTGTAGGCGTTGGCCTCATCGACAATCACCAGATCAAAGCGGCCATCGTTGATGATCTCATCAGCAATCAGGTTCAAGCCGTCGTAGTTGCAGATCACGAACTCGTAGTCCTGCTGAATCATCTCGATGCGACGGGATGCCTTGTTGTGATGCGCCACGATAGCCGAGCGGTGGATGATGCTGTTGTTCAGATCGCTGAGCCACGCCGAGTGCATGATCGACAGTGGGCACAGAATAAGCACACGCCGCACAAACCCCAGCTTCATCAAGTAGTCAGCAGCCCACAGGGATGCCAGCGTCTTGCCCGTGCCGGGGTCGTTGAAACAGAACGCACGCTTGTGCATGGTGAGAAATGCAGCTGTCTCCACTTGGTGGGCCATAGGCTTGTAACGCCCCGGCCAGTCATAGCGCCGAGTGATCGGCGACTGGATGTCTTTCACGCCAAGATTCTTAAGAACACGCGCCTCATCGAGGCCCCAGTACACAGCAACGTCAAAGCCGCCGTCATCACGCTCGATGACTTTGTGCTTCGGGATGATCTTGTACTTCTCCGGGTTACGCGTTCTGAAGACAACGGCTTTGTTGTCGATGATGTCCAATTTACTTCTCCTTGAGGAAGGGGCAAAGCCCCTTCTCTGGCTGGTACAACCAGCACAATGTTTTGTTTGTTACTCCGTCGCAGTCTTCATCGAAGTCTGCGCACTGCACATCACTTGTTGTCTCCTTGGTTGGCTGACTTTGCACGCAGTCGCAAGTTGCCTGTTGTGGACTTGCCGCCCTTGCGTAGCGGCTTGATGTGGTCAATGTCTTTGCCTGCACGGTCAATGCCTTTCTTGTCGTATGCACGTCGCGCACGTTGGCGCTCATGCTGGTCTGAGTCTGGGCCGGACTTGCCGGTCTCCAGATCGCGTTTGTATTCCTTCTTGTAGTCTCTGGTTGCCATTTGGTTTTACTCCTGTGTTGGGGGGAATCGTGTGAACAACACGCCGAGGTATTCGCGCAACTCACCGTCTTTCATGCTCAGCAAATTGCGTATGTCTCTGTAGTTAAGCGTGATGCTTTCTATATGGTAGCCGTATGTTGCGCTGCCCGCTTGAACGGTGTGCTGCCGACCGTTGGTCAACTGAAGTTCCATATCAATCTCTCTTTCGATTGTGTTCACAGGTTTTAACAACGCACCACCCGCATAGCGGTGTGGGCTTGGGGTTCCACACCCCAGTCTCATGCGCCTTTTCAATGCGGGCAACGCGCTCCCGATAATCCCACCAGTACTCCTCGGCTTCACCGCGCAAGAAGCTGGCCTTCACCAAGTCGTTCTTGACCACGAACAGCAAACCACCGCTGACTTTGCGGATGTGCGGGAAGTGCACGAACACCATCAAAGCCATCAGCCGAAGCTGCTCCCGATCAGGGTACTTGTTGTTGCCAGTTTTATAGTCGACCACGCGAGCTGTCAAGTTGTCATCGTCGATGATGAGCAAGTCGGCAATACCGCGCACCCATACATCTTTGTCCATGAAACCACAAGGGCGCAGATCGGCAGTCACACCCATCTCGTGCTCACACAGCTTGCGACCGGGCTTGGCCTTGAGCGCATCGAGCATGTCCTTGACGAACTCAAACTGTGGCGGCAGCGGTGTGTCGCTCTTGATGTAGTGCTCCGCTGCTGAGTGCAACTCCTTGCCGTACAGCGTGGCTTGCGTGTCAGTGAACGGGAAGTTCTTGAGCACCTTCACTTCGTGATAGCGCCGGGGACAACCTTCGTAGTCCTTGAGCGCTGAGTGTGACCATTTAACTGTCATCGTTTGCCTTTGTGTTTTGTTGAATCCACTTGAGGTGTTCGCCAAGCTGGGTGTACTCCTCGACAGGAATTACCCGAGTTGAAAACTGCGTCTTCTCGTCCATCTGCACGATCAGCACGCCCGTGCCATAGATCAGAGCGTGTTGCATCAGTATGTCAAAGTCGTCATCGTTTTTCATCAGAACCTCGCAGATTGAATTGCTTTGCTGAGCCTGTTGCTGAACTCCTCGACGAAGCGCTCGTCGTTGTTCAGGTCAGGGCGGTCCATGCTCTCAAGGATGGCGTGCGTGAGCTCGTGCCAGAAGGTCTCTTGCAGAGCCGACAGCTTGAGCGGTATGCCGTGGTAGGACTTACGCGCCAGCGTGATGGTGCGCT